ACACATAGCCAAAACCAAAAAAAACAAAAGGTTAAAGGGCAGGGGGCGTGGCCTGTGCTGGGGGCCGCCATCTTGGCTGTGACGTATGTGGGGGGCAAGCCCCCCACGCCCCCCCGGGACCGCCTCCCGGCGGTCAGCGCCTCCCCCACCCTACAGCCCCCCGGAGGCCGCCATCTTGGATTGGAAATCGAACTATCGGAAATCGATTACCAATATCGGAAATCGTATTACAAATCGATCGAAAATCGATTATGCAAATCGGACATCGGAATAGAGAAATCGAACATCGATTATGCAAATGAGCCCGCCATTTCTCTCCAAGAAAGAGGAAGTTCTCTGAAAAAGAGGAAGTCGCTCTGATTGGCGCATACAGCATCCCTCATTTACATACAGTATGAGCCAATTAGAACAACTTCCGCCTTTCCACTCTATATCTTGCGCTGCAGTTCCGAATGGCTGAGTTTATGCTGCCGGGGTCGGACAGCGCCGAAGGCGCGCGTGCGAGGCCCGGGGCGGGTGCCGAGACTCCTGCGGAGCAGCGAGAGGCGAGTCAAGGGGCAATTCGGGCAAGGGCCACCGTGCAGCGGGCAAGATTCTTAAGGTATTCTGTCTTTGTTCTCTCGTTCCTCCAGGCCATTCAGCATTATTATTTCGCAATCCGATGTCCGACGAGGGCTACCGAGAGCTCGTGGAGAGTAAGAGTGCTCCCACGACCCCGGGACCCTGGAGCCCGGACAGGGAGAGATGGAAGCGTCACGAGGCAGCGTGGAAGCAGCACTGTAGCTGGAGTCACGGGCTCTGGTGCCACTGCCACGACTGGACGCGACACCTCAAAAAAGAGACGCGAGAATGCGGTTCCGGTACCGAAAGTGGAGAAGACCCCGCCGTCTCTTTCGATCTCGTAGACGACGCGGCTATGCTCGCCGCCGCTGGAGACGCCGAGCCTGGGGCCGCCGGAGGCGGGTAAGGAGATACCGAAGGCGGCGCGGGGGCACCAAAAGACAATACATTTCTAGTATTATGCAATGGAACCCGCAGCACCGCCATCTTTGCTATATCAAGGGCATCACGTGGCTCTGCGCCGCCAGAGCGGACCGCATGTCCTGGCCGGGCATTAAACAGATAGCGGCTACAGACTCCACAAGATATTGGAGCACTATTTTAGTCGGAGGATGCGGCGTTTTAACGTTATCCATGGACTGGTTCTTCTTTGAGAACCTAAGATGGCGGAACCGCTGGTCGCATAGCAACGTGGGTTACGATTTAGCAAGATACATGGGGACACACCTCTACTTCCCCCCCCTAGCGGACATCTGGTACATTGTCTGGACAGATACAGAATTTGTTGACCAACCCAAAAAGGTCATGAGTTACACGCATCCGTGGATACTCCTCATGACCAAAAAACACAAGGTCATAAAACCCCGGAAATGGAATGGCAAAGGCAAAAAAATATTTCTCAAACCTCCTGCGGTTTTCAATTCCGCTTGGTACACTTCAGACAAGTGGTGCGGGGCGGGGCTAGGACGCATCTACTTCTCCTTTTTAAACCCATTCAAACAGATCATGCACACCAATCAGACAGAACAGAGCTTCCCCTTTGCGATAGAATTGGGCAATACTGATTATGACAAACCGCCCAATAATTCTTACGACTTTAAAGACACAAACGAAGTAAAAAAGGTATGGAATACAGCAGGAAAAAAATACTATTACCGTGCCGATTGGGACACTGGTGACGGAAATGCAATCATGTTGCCCAATACTCTGAGTCCAACCACCCCAGCCAGCTGGCTTCTCCTTGAATGGGACGCCCCCTACTGGCTGTGGTTCTGGGGAAAAACATATCAGGATTTTGTTTCATCACACACACCAGAAGGAAATCCATATTATGGCCAGATTTATGTCAAATGGTGGCCCATTACCAACCCCTACGATCAGGGACCCCACACCTACCCCGAGGACAAAGAATGGTGCCTCATGATGCTAGATCCACAACCAAATTTCATGACATGCAATAGCATCGCAGCGGCCCTAAAAATAGCAGCTTTCGGGCCCTGTGTTTACGCACCCCAAGACACACAAACATCACAAATACCCATTAACATTCCCATGTATTATCTCTCCAAATGGCAGTGGGGTGGAAGTACCCAAGGGACCAGCACCCACATTGACAACCCATGCAATCCGAGACCTAAATCAATACAAATCGCAGACCCAGCCACCGCCCCTAGAGACGTCATACACCCCTGGGATGTGGATGCTTCCGGAACTATATCAACCGCAAAACTCAAACAACTCATGGAAGGACTTGGTTACAGGGAACCGAAACCGAAACCGGGACCCCCCGAGACCCTCATACCTCCGGGAGCGCCGACGCCGGAGCTCGACTACTACAGCTCGGAGACCGAGAGCGATGACTTCGACACCGGAGACTCCGAGGAAGAGGAGGAGGACCACCAGGACCCGCGCTGGGTTCGAGAGAGCCTTGACAAGCTTACTCGAAGGCTTAGGGGTGAGCGAAGACAGCGACAGCAGCTCGGAAAGGGACTGCTGGCCCTTCTAAAAGAGAAAAAATAAAAATTGGCGAAACGAAACTAAACCGGTGTCCGCCATCTTGTTTTGTGACGTAAGTGGGGGGCTCCGCCCCCCACACCCCCCCGCGGGGGGCTCCGCCCCCCACACCCCCCGCGCGGGGGGCTCCCCGCCCCCCGGGACCCCCCTGCCACGCCTCCCACGAACACGCCCATGGGGGGGGCTCCGCCCCCCCCAAACCCCCCCTGGCGCCTCCCCCCCC